CGACCGACGCCGGCCGGCTGCGTGAACAAGGCGTCAACCAGCGACTGGCCGGACAACTCGCCTTGCTTGAGGGCAGGCAGCGGCAGCTCGGCTACAACATCAAGGCGCGCAGCGCGCAGTTTACCGCCGCCTCGACCCTGGTCAAAGGCGGCTCTCAGGTCTGGTCGGCGTGGCCGGACTCTGGCGCCGGTGGCGGGCAGCAAATCGGATGAAGGTTCCCGCCTACAGAGATGACGGTAGTGTTCCCACCTACCAAGCGCAGCTTCAGCGCCCGCGCAAAGGGCAAGCCCTGCCGCTGACCGCACAGCTCAGCGCATCGGCAATGGCCGCACCGGCCCTTGCTCACGCGGAGTCCGGCCAGCAGACCGCGCGTGTCGGGTCCGAGATAGCTGAATTTGGGCTGAAGAGGGCGCAGGTCGGCGCCGACAATGAGGCGCAACAGGCATCGGCCGCTCTCGACATCGAACTGCAGAAGCTGCAGCACGAACTCCTCCTCGACCCGAACATGGCCACGGCCGCGAAGCGGTACGAGGAAAAGAGCCGCACCCTTGTTGAGACGTACAAGTCGAATATGTCGAACCGGCTGGCGCGAGATGCTTTTATGCGTCGTGCGTCGGACGTCAGGGCGCGGAACGTGACCGCCTTTGTTACGGAAAATAACGCGCGCGTTGTCGAGCAGCGCACGGTGGTGCTTGACAGCGACACGGCTGAGAGCCTGGGGTACGCTACCAATCCCGCCAACCCGCCAATCATGCGCGCGAACGCCGTAGTCACCGCGCAGGAACGCATCGCTGACGCCGCGATTGATCTGGGCGTGGCCGAGGCCGAGAAGCGCGCGGACGAGCTGTACTATAGCTTAGCGCGCGACAGCCTGGTGCGGATAATCGACAGCGGCGCGGACGCCGAGCAGGCAATTGCGGACTTCAGGGCCGGCGCGTCGGCAGACCCGATTGTCAACGCCGCGCGGGAGAACCTGTCTCAGGCTGATGTCGATAAGATCGGCAAGGACGTGAGTAGTCGGGCCGACAGAATCCGCCTGCTGGCCGAGCGCGGCTGGGCGGTGGAGCGCAAGGAAATCACGCAGCGAATGAGGTTAGACTTGGAACGCATAGCCGACGAAGTGACAGTGAGAGACGATCTGGGCGCAGCTGATGGAGCTGGCGCAGCCGACTTTAACTCACGATCCATAAATATGGTCAACGATGCTGTTGATGCTCACGACGGCTCTGACGAAAGCAAGGCGCAGTTGCGTGCTCAGCTCAACAGCCTGCGCGCGGACCAGGTGATCAAGGTTGGTGACCTGGTGCAGGCGGCGCAGCGCGAGCGCGCCTTGCGAGTGCTAGACGCCGACACACGCGCGGCTGTCGCTGTTGTCGCGGACGACCCTGATCAGATCGGGAGCTTAATTAAGCAGATTGACCTCGCCATAGACGAAGACGCAAGCGGGTTTACCACTACAGAGGAAGAAGAAGTTGCGAGGCAGGCTGCCCGTGAGGCTCTCATTGAGGCGGCGTTGAATACCCACATTGCCAGAGGCGACATACCCGCGGCGCGAGAACTCTATGACAGCCCCGGCATTGCGCCGGCTTTAGCAACGGGGGTGCAGGAAGGTTTCAAGCAGAAGTTTATTTCTCACGACAATAAGCAAAACGAATTTACGCGCAAATACCGCGAAAAAGCTGCCCTTTACAAAGCAGAGTTCGGCAAAGAACCGACAGCTAGAATGAAGATGCTTTGGATGGGTGCTGATGATCCACAGCAAGCGTTCCTGCAGGCAAAGAGTTTGCGCGATGCGTTTGAAAAGGGGTCTGCCAGATACAGGTTGCTGCAGGAAAACTTTGGCAAAGTAAAAGCATCAGCAGACAATGTATCGCCAGCAGGTGACGTTAGCTTGATTTTTGCCTACATGAAAATGGTTGACCCCGGCTCTGTGGTCAGGGAGTCAGAGTTCGCAACAGCTCAAAACACTGGATCAATACCGCAACGAGTATACGCAAGATACAACGCCGCGCTGGCCGGCACGCGGCTTACAAAAGAGCAGAGAACTGATTTTAGGAGTTCGGCGGAAAAGCTGTTTGAGTCGCAGATGCCTTTACAGCGCGAACTGCAAGAGCGTTACAGAAAGCTTGCTGTTATGTTCGGCCTTCCTGTTGAACAGGTGGTCTATGACCTAGTTGGTGGAGAGCCGATGGTTCCCCCGGCAGGCGCTGAAGTGCCCCCGGCAGGCGCTGAAGTGCCCCCGGCAGGCGCTGAAGTGCTCCAACCAGCCATTAGGCTTGATGCCACCGGTGCGGTAATCCAACAATCCGGCGAATAACATGGCAGAAGAGCAAATTGACACCGTGTTCGGGGAAGCTCCTGATGTGCCTACGCCAGAGCCGCCTGCGGAAGCGCCCGTTGTGCCTGCGCCAGAGCCGCCTGCGGAAACGCAAGCCGCGACTGATCCAGCGCCCAGCCCTGCCGCTGAAGTTTCATCCGAGTACACCAGCTATATGCTGCCCGGCTTTCCGCAGCCAATCGATCTGCCGAGCAACCTGAGTGATGCTGATCGAGCAAAAGCCATTAGCGCCTTCATTCAATCAGACGCAGCCAAAGAGTTTATTGACCAGGACACTGGAGCGCCGGCGTTTGTGAGGGCGCAGGTGGGCGGCGGCCCAGCACAGGACCGCCTTGCTAATATCCAGCGGTATTACCCAGACGCCGCGCCGTATGGCGACGACAACTTTATTTACACTAACCCTGATACGGGCAAGCTCACGCTATACAATCCACCGGGCATGGATTTTGGCGACGTTGCCAGCGTTGCGCGCGAAGCGTTCGTGGCTACTGGCGCTGGCCTAGGTGCTAGTTTTGGGTTTGCCGGCGGGCTTACCTCTGGGCCGGGCGCGATCGTGGCGTCACCCACTATGGCAGCCCTGGGCGCTGGCGGCGGCGCCGCCATTAGCGGGGAATTGTTTGACACCTACAGCAACATTGTTCTGGGTCGCGTTGATACGCGCAGCGTGTTTGAACGCAGCGTAGATGCTGGCACCGAGTTTTTCCTGAGCGCGAGCGGTCAACGCGGTGGCGAGCTTCTGGCGGAAGGTGCAAAGCGCGCCTTTGGTGGCGGCGGCAGAAAAGCGATGTTGCTCGTGGAGAAGTTTCGATCGCTACGCATTGAGCCGACGGCAGGTGCGGTTTCGTCCAGCAATACCGTGGCAACCCTTGAAAAAGCGTTGGAAGCGTCACCGTTCAGCGGTGACATCATTCAAAAACACGCCCGGCGCGTGCTTAAAGAAATTACGCAAGCAGCGGATTCCCTAGTTGCCAAGTTTGGCACGGCCGTTTCCGCGGCCGAGATGGGCGCCGGCATTCGCACCGCCGTAAAAAATGCTGCCGGGCGCTTCAGCGCAGCACAGAACGCCGCCTATAAGCGCGCGTTCGACCTGATTGGTGACGACGCGCCTGTTGCGCTTGACGCAGTGCGGGCGCTGCGCGAACGCCTTGAGGCGAGGCTGCGCGCGGCGCCGCGGTCCTTGGCTGGGTCGCTCGGAACGGCGATCAACACCCTCAAGATGTACGAGTTGGATCATGCAGCCGGCAAAATGACGTTCAGCGCCTTGCGCGACATCAGGTCGACTCTCGGCAAGAACCTGGACGAGCCGCTACTTTCCGGCTCAACCGGGTCGCAGAACGCGACAATGCGCCTGGTCTACGGCGCCTTGACCGAAGACATGAGTGCGGTTGCAAAGTACGCAGGGCCGAAAGCGCAAAGAGCGTTAGCGGTTGCTGATCGATACACCCGTGCGTGGATGAAAACTGCCGGCGAGCTGCTGGACAAGATTGGCAAGTTCGACACTGACGAGCAAGCGTACAGATACGCCATGTCTCGGCTTGGTGATGGCGGTACACGCCTGCGTAGATTACGCAGCCAGTTTGAACCAGAAGAGTGGGACACGGTCGCCGCCAGCGTTCTTGATAAGATGGGCTTGGCACGGGCCAGTGGGCAGGACGCGGCGGGCGAGGTGTTTTCGCCCGACAGTTTTGTGAATAGCTGGGTCAAGATGTCGGACGAGGCGAAGGACGCGCTATTCGGCGGCACCAGGTACGCCGAGCTAAGCCGGGAGCTTACGACTCTTGTCGAGGCCGCGTCCTCACTCAGAGGTGCGGAAAAGCTGGCAAATACGTCAAACACGGCACGGGTGATGATTGCCTACATGACCCTAACCGGGCTTGGCGCGGGGCTTGCTGAAATGGGTACGTCCGGCGGTGGCGGGGGAACCCTAGCGGGGGTTTTAGCTCTCGGGTTTCTCAGTCGGCGTTCAGCCAAGCTCATAACCAGCCCCAAATTCATTAAATGGCTGACGACGCCGATTACAAACCCCAATGGCATCGGCGCGCATTTTGGGCGCCTGACCGCCATCGCAGCCGAAGACCCCGCACTCAAAGAACCGATAGAAGCGTTTTTGCAGGCGTTACGCTCGCCGCCGCAGCCCAAGGAGTAAGCCCACATGACGGTATCTTCGACCACCACAAAAGTCAGCGCCAGCGGCGACGGCGCGACGGCGGCGTTCGCCTACACGTTCAAGGTCTTCGCTGACGCCGATCTGCAGGTCATCATTCGCTCGTCTGCGGGCGTTGAGACTGTCAAGACACTCACCACACATTACACCGTGAGTGGCGCAGGCGACGATGACGGCGGCACCGTGACCTTCACGGCGGGCAATATACCCGCGAGCGACGAGACTGTGGTGATCCGACGCGCCCTAGCGCTGACCCAGGGAACCGACTATGTCGAAAACGACCCATTCCCCGCGGAGAGCCATGAGGCCGGCCTCGATCGGCTGACTTTCTTGACGCAGCAGTTGACCGAGAAGATCGATCGGTCGCTCAAGCTGCCTGTGTCGGCTGACATAGCCTCGATCGCCGTCACGCTACCCACGCCAGTAGCTGACAGCTATTTCAAGTGGGACACGGCTGGCACCGCGCTGGTAAATTCGTCAACGGCGGCGGGTCAAAACCTGGGCGGGGATGACACGGTGCTGTTGCCGTATTATTCCTACTCAGCGGACCCCAACACCGGCATGTACCGAATTGGTGCTGACAATATCGGCTTGGCCGTCGGCGGCAGCAAGGTCGTCGATGTCACCAGCACCGGCATAAATTCAACGGTGATCGGTGCCACGACACCGGCTGCTGGGACATTCGCGTCCATTACATCCGGCGGGGACGTTCTATCCGATACCGACAGCACAGATAGCCTGGGATCGACAGGGGTTCGCTGGGCCAACCTCTTCGTCGATGATATCACTGTTACCACTGCTGTAACGGCAGCAGGCGTTATCACCGGCGCGACTGTTGAGGCAACTGGCGACACCAGCGCATCCGATAATGCTGCAATGGGCTACACCGCTGGCGAGGGGCTTATCTTAACTGGCCAGGGAAGTAGCACAGATGTAACCATTAAGAATAGCGCCGATGCTACTGTGATCAGTGTTCCAACTGGCACGACCAATGCTACTTTTGGCGGGAGCATTGTTTCTGACACCGACAGCACCGATGACATCGGAACCACTGGTGGCCGTTGGAAAGAGCTATTTGTTGACGACATCACGATGGGCGGCGATCAGACTATCGGTGGCAACCTAACCGTCACCGGAGACCTGACCAT